GGGAGGGGGTTTTCTTAGCCATAATAAATTTGCGCCGCGCCTACATTAGTTAATAACGCATAAATGCCGTTGACAGCCAATACACCTTCGCCCGGAATAATCGGGGCATTACTAAAGGTGTCTGTAGCATCGTTTTCATATGTCAAAAGCCACCTGCCACCATTAACATACGCCGCTGTTGCAGTGTTAGCTACAGTTCCACTATTGATGTCAGTCAATGTAAATGTATCTGCACCTGTTCTAGTAATAGAATAATTACCATCAGTTGCGGCTACACCACTTGCCTCACCAAAATGAATACCTATAACATTTCCGGTAGCAAGTCCGTGAGCAGTTTTGGTTACTGTGACTACATTGCCTGTGCGAGCGTAAGTAACGCCAGCAGTTACAGGGGCGGTAGTTGTATCAAACAGTACTAAAACGCCGTCTGTGCCAGTACCGTACCAAGAAATGCCTTTAACACGATTGCGACCAAAAACAAAAAAACCACTTTGGTTTAAATGCCCTTGTTTTACGTCAGTTTGCATACCCATAATTAGCTCCTAAGAAGTACAAAAGCCCACCGAAGTGGGCGGCTAATTAAGCTGTGCGTGTAAACACATAAGCAGTTGCGCTAGCGAACATCAGCGTAAACCGAGCAATGCCTGTAACACCAGAGGCAATCGTCAAATCGCCAAAGCTTCCTGCAGTGTCAGCAGCGGCAGTAGACAAAATACCGTTAACCGCAACAGCAATAGTTACTGTGTTTGCGCCAGCAGTGTTGTCGATATACAGATCAAACACAGTACCTTGAGTAGCTCCAAGAGCAGCGCCAAGCAATGTGCCTGTAGGTAATGTGATTGTTGTTGCGGCAGCGGAAGTAGAAGTAATGTAGCCAGTCGCAACTTGGGCGGCTGTAGCTGTAGCGGTTGCGTTAATTGCCGCTGTAGAGGCGTGGGTAATTGACCCAGAACCAGCGATGTTACCTGTGACGTTGCCAGTAACTGCGCCGATGAAACCGTTTGTCGATGTGACTGGGCCGGAGAAGGTGGTCGAAGCCATGATAATTCCTTGTATATGCAGTACTACGCTCTACTGTCTCTGCATCGTCCGCTGGGGCGGTCAGTAAAGCTGGAGGTTCCCAGATTTCTTTAATAATAACCCATACAACAATAAATGCAAGCAATAAAAAACCCCGCCTTTTGAGCGGGGTCAAACCATCAGTTTCTAACGGTTTATTTATGCACCAGCAGAGCCGAACATGCCAAGCGGATCCGACCAGCCAAAGCTGTAACGTTCGCGAGACTTGTAACGCACGTTGCCTGTGTCGAAGTCACCGTCCATCGAATTCGACAGGGGTGTACGAACAAAGTGCTTCATGCCGTTAGGCACATCAGTTGTCAAGAACCAAGCGTTTGTGTCGGTCAGGAAGTTGTTAACAGTGTAACCACCCGAGATCGAACCGTTGTTCTTGATTGCGTTGATGTCGTTGTCAGCAGTACCAACACGCAATTCTGTTTCGAGCAAACGAGTTGCAACGAATTGGAGTGCGGGAGGAATAACCAACTTAACAGGCTTAGCAGCGATCAAAAGGCCACGCTCATCTGTCCATGCAGCGATTTGAATAACGGCGGCTTCCAAAGAAGTCTCGTTCAAGTCAGCAGGAGTAGAAGGAATGTTGCTGTTTGTGCCACCACCAACCAAGGGGTGTGAAGCGCTGAAAAGAGCAACGCCGTCGCCGCCAACATAGCTGGAGCTAAAGCCGTTGTTCAAGACAGAAGCGCCTTTAACCTGTTTGGTGTACGCCATTGCGCGGGCGAGAGCCTTTGTATAACGAGCAGACAAAGAGTCATACAAGTTATCTTCAATTGCCTCTTCCGTTAGGGAAAACCCTAAAGCAATGGTCTCGTGTGAGTAACGAGCAGTCCAAGCTTCTTGACCGTTGTCGTATGCAATTGCAGAACCTTCGTTCTTAACAGGTGCAGCCGAAAAGCCAGAAAGTTTGGTCTCTTCTTCAAACGAACGCTCGGAGGTCTCTGTTTCGTAGATCTCTTTATGCTGTTCGCCATAGGTTGCGTACTCCATACCGAACAATGCGTTCAGTCCGGGGAGCAGCTCTTTCAATAGTTGTGCGCGTGAAATAGCCATGATTTAGCTCCTTATACGCCGACGGCGGTTTCGTAAGCGTGCATACCGAAGTTGAACTTTACGATCACTTCAGGATACAGCGTGTTGCCGCCAGATTCGTAGGCGGTGTCCGGCACAACGTCAACAATGCGAATTGTCAATGTATCAGTTGTAGCAGTTGAATCAAGCAGAGCAATTTGTGAATTGCCAGCAGCAGTGATTGCGGTGTTGTTTACGATTGTGGCGTTATTGCCAACAGCAGTAAATTGAACGCCGGTCACGACTGTTGTGCCAGAAACGACAGCAACTTGGAACAATGTATCTGGATCATCACAAACATAAGCTGTGATATAGCCAGCAGTCACTGTAGTTCCACCAACAAAATCCTGCTGGTATTGAACTTGACCTGTGCTTGAGTTAATGAATTCACAACCAAGAAACACGCCAGCGAAGCCGCCAGTGGGTTTAGCAGTTGTAGCAGCCGAGCGCTCGACAGTACCGTCGCCTGCACGAATCAAGAGATCACCGTAACCAATCGAAGTTGCATATGCACTTGCAATACGCATCTTACGAGTAGAACCGGCAAATACCTGACCACCGATCAAATTGATCGGCTTAAAGCCGTAAGGCTTCGAGATAGTAGGGTAAGCCATAATTAGCTCCAAAAATTAAATTTAAGATCCTTTACCAAAGCTTGTCGTGGACTTGCTCTCTTTAAAGATCGGCATCCGCGCATCGCTTTGGCGCATTAAATTATTGTCTACAGAATCCGTCTGAGCCTGTGTTTGGCGGGCATAGTGTGCCGCACGTTGTTCCACAAATTCAGTAGGAGTCTTGCAAAGCAATAACCCGTCAATCTCAATATTGTCTTTAAAGCGACTATTGGGATCAACTAGCAGTTGAAATTTTGGTTGTTCCTCTATCTTGACTGGTTCCCAGCCTTCTCTCAGTTTGGAAGAGAGGTTACGGGGGTCAGCTTTGCCTAGAGTGGCAACACGAATCCATCTATACGAGAACCCAGCCTGTTTATCTGGCTCGGGGAGCAATTCCGCCTGCGCCCACTGCTTTGGACGTTCTTGGGTTGCACGGGTCTCTAAATCACGAGTAGTTCTATTCTCAGCCATTATTGGGCCTCCAATTTAATTGCTTCACGAGCGTATTGTTCGGGGGTCAAACCAAGTTTTTTGGCAAGTTGGATTTGACTAGCCTTGAGCCTAACCTTGTTAGGAGAGGTACTACGCGCCGCAGAAGCGACTACCGTGCCTGACCTTGTACGAGAGTTTCTCGTTTCTGTTTCAGAACCATCAAAGTTTTCTGAAAACCGTCTGCGCATTGTTTTGTCCAATGTCGCATAATATTCATCTGAACCAACAACCACGCCGTTGCGCTTAAGCTTTTCATGTAAGCCTAAAGCTGCAGCAGTCATTTCCTCATCTTGACCAAACCAAGCATTGCGCTCTTGCCACGCCATTGCTCGACGGTCTGGTTGATTAACAGGCTGCCGTTCTTGATACTGTTGTACCTCATTTTCTTCAGTTTGTACAGTAGTTGGTTGATAATTTTTTAGCTGGTTAAGCTTAAACGATGCATTGTTTAAACTTTCTTGGGCTTCAACCAAAGCATCTGAGTCACCTGAATCATATGCATCCTTATAAGCTTGCTTTGCAGCTTTAACTTCAAGAGTGGCTGAGTGCTGGGCTGTAGCAATAAACTGCTGTTCGCCAGTGCTGTACTGCGCCTTCAGGCGTTTATTTTCTTCAGCCACCTTGCGAGCAAAGTCTACTGCCTCTTGCTGCTCACGGTAAGCAGCTTCTTTGGCTCGGCGCTCATCATGCCAAACCTTTTTCATCTGCTTTAGCCGAACCTTAACTTTGTCGGAATACTCTTCCAACTCGTCTTGTTCTAGCTCATCAACTACTTCTTTGGGCATGGGTTCGCGCCCACGATCCTGTTCCGGGGTATCGTCTTCGATCTCAATTTCAAAATTATCTTCGACACTACCCCCTTTTGATACCTCAATTTCGTCGGGGAACTTAAACTCATCTTTCTCGTAGTCAGCCATTTTGTAGGCTCCTTATTTACGTTTGATACCGCGAGGGTCGTCTACAACACCTTCAACAGTGTCATCATTAATGAGACGGAACTCACGACCATGAATTACCAGTCTTGAGCCAGCATTGGGTCGCACCAACACAAAGTCGCCTTTCTGACACCAAGGGCCTGATGGAAACTTGCTTGCGTCTTTGTAGCAGTCAGGGCCTAAGTCCACGACAAACAAAACCGTTGTGAGGATCTCTTCGTTGCGTACAGTCTCTTCTGCTTTAATGAT